AGAGCCATTACGTGCTGCTCTTGCTAATAACGATACTATCAACCCAGTTGATATTGCTTCAGGCGACACTGGTCGTGAGCAGTTCTTCTACGACCCATCTGCCCTTTCCTTAGTAACTGCTGTAATGCCTTCAGTGGATAGCGGTTCAGGTTCAGGCGTTCGTAGAGCTGCTGGTTTCGAGCCAATGAACAACGTAAACTACACGCTGACTGTAGAAGAAACCAAGTCAGGCGCTGACATCCTTATCGAAGTACTATACGGAGTTAAGGTATTCAGACCAGACCTAGGTGGACGATACATTCGTGGTAACGTAGCTAAAGCGTAAGCTCATAGCAATCAATTATTGGGGTGTGGCTCTTCGGGGTCACCCCCTACTTTTTAACTACACACAAAACAAGATTCATGGCGTTTAGCGACTTAACACTTACTAGAAACAATATTGATGCACTAGAAGAGCTAACGTTCAAAGGCGTTAACGTCACTACGGGCACGACAACGCTCAATCTATCGGAGAAGGATAACCTAATACTAGGTAAAGCAATTAAGCTCCTTAAAACGGATATTCTTGAGAATTTACGGGAATACATAAACGATTCTACGTATGCTACAGAGACTGCGTTGTTAGACGCTATTTATGCAGCAGATTCTGAAGAACTTCTTGTTGATGTACTTTCATATAAATTTTTAGAGTTGTGGTTTGCGCAAGACGCAACGCATCAAGATAGCTTTTCATTTACCAAGGCTGGTAAATATTATCAAATGTATAATCAATATTTAACAGCTAACCTTAGAAGGCTTAGTGGATTATTAACTAAACCAAAGACGACTCCAAGAGTTCGTTTTATGAGCTTGTATTGATATGACGATAGGCGAGGCAATAACGAATGATTTAAAAGACGTTCTTGGGCGTATGCCTAAAGAAGTACTTACTGACGTAGGACGTGAGTACAAAGACTCTATACTTAAAACATCACGCAAAGGTAGACAGCCCGATGGCTCTAGGCGTGAAAAGTTAAATACTAAATACAGAAGAAGAAAAGTAAATAAGGGCGTAAATCCTCTTCGTGACCACTATTTTTCTGGTAATGCTTTTCGTGAGTTTTATTATCAAGAATCAGAGAACGCTGTAAGTTTCGATTATAAAGACGCAAAGGTTCATGGTTATATGCAACTCCATCAAGATAAAGCGGATTCTGGTCGAAAAACTAGAATGTATCCCGTAGAAGAAGATAGCGGTTCATCGGAGCAAAGTAATAATATTCAATTTGTAGAGAACAGAATACTTGACGCATTAACCCAGCCTAGAACGATTCGTGCTAGAGCTACAACTGTTGTGAGATTATAAATGGATAGAAACGCAATACTTAGTGGGTACGTAACGAGCTTCAGCTCTTATTCATCTTCAGACGCTAGACCAACCGTTGAAAAGGTATTGAAATATAGTGGGAATAATGTCGATATTCAGAAACGTGCAGACATTAAACGTGAAGTAGTCGTATTTAAACTACTTAGTGGTTTGAGTGATTACAGATTGAATGATGAAAAACCTAGTGAATTGAATCAACGGTTCCAAGCGCTAGTATATATTGAACAGCCCGATTCGCATAGCTTGAAAGACACGATATACGATAGGGCATTAGAAATTAGTGACCAGCTGTTTGATTGGGCAACCGAGACGACAGCATCAGACGTAAACAGTGACTTGTGGACGCTCACAGTTACTGGTGTAGATAGTATCGAAGAACAAGACGGATACTTATCTACCACTGTAAATTTTGAAAGTATAATCCAAATATCCTAAACTAAACACAAAAAACAATGGCAAAGTTAATATTTGAATCTGCTGAAATCCTTAATAGTGGTGGTTCATCACAGGGTGTAATCAGCAATATCACCGTAGAAGGTGTAGAAGCAACACTAGAGCCTGATACGGTAAACGTAGAGGACAATCGTGAGATATACGAGTCTTATACAGGTCGTATTGTTATCCGCTCTAAAAACACTGCTTTTGATGGTGGTGGAGCAATCCTAGCTAGCGCTTTCGTCTCTACGGATGGCACGCTTCCAACGGAAGGTAAATTAAAGTTAAACGGTAAAAGTGGTTCACACGACCTTACTACTGAACTTACTTATATTCAAGGACATAACGCATTTGATAATGGTCGTTTAGAGACTGTATTAGTTGCTCAAGCGTCTGACGTAGACGGTGAAGTGGCTATGGTAGTAGCCTCCGCCTAATCCTAACACTCTAACTGGTAACGAATCATGCCTACGCAACTAAGCAAACTAGCTTTGGTTAATACTTCTGACCTTACAGAAACTTTGCAGTTTTCTGTGGTTCAAGAAGGTGCGGCTGAAGCGTCTCGCCAAGTTATTAGCATTGAACCTAACACACAGGTCATTGAGAATAATCGTGAGATAATCACTAGCAAAAACTATAACATCACCGTTACTGGGGTATATAGCCAATCCGCTAAAGCACAGTTGTATACGTGGGCAGACGCTCAAACCAACCTAGTGTTCACTGGATATGGATTAGACGACTCCATTCTTCAAATGGAAGGAACCCTACAAATCAATAAGGGTTTTGAGGACAATATGTCCTTTAGGTTCTCTAGCGCACGTGAAGCCAAAGGTGGATACGATTCCACTACGGGTAAGCACTCAGCAGAGATGTCCTACGTGAAGAATGGATTAGCCTTGTATGGTTGGCAAGAGGGTTCTACTACTGATTTAGCAGCAGGGTGGACAGATACTATTGATACACTAGACTTCACTGATGGAGTGCAAACTATAACAGATGCAGCAAGCTCTGGAGGAACCATGTATCGAGACATACATTTCCCGTTCCCAGCTAAGGTGTTGACGTTTAGTATCAATGTAACTGAAGACTCAGCTACTAGCCCAGTAATAGGGATTCAGTGTTATGATGACGCTGGGTCAACTACTGGTGTACAAGCAACTACGAACATTAGCGGAACAGGTGTTCAAAACGTAAGCAAAACACTTGTTGCTGCTTGTGAGTATGTTAGAGTCTCTGTTGAAATTGGAGATGATGACACACTCAAGTTTAAAGAACCGACCCTACAACTTTCTACTGATTATGAGTTTGTAGAGTTTAACACATAATAACCCTAAAATAAAGCGAGCAATTTATGGGACGTATTACAAAAGTAACAGGCGAATTTATGGGGGTTCGGTTTGAAGTCAAGCCGACCCCTATTCGTTTTGATAAGGTAGTCGAAGAGCGTAGACAAATGCTCTTGAGCTGGTACAAGGATAATCATCCTAAACTTCATAAGAAAATTACCAACGATAATCTTTCTATTGATGATTACACGGTTGAAGACCTTGATGCACTGAACGCATGGCGTTTGGATGAAGAGTTTCGTGCTAAGTACTGTAGTTATACAGCACAACACTGCATGAAGCTCGATAAGAAAATTACTGATGCCACTTGGAAATCAGATGACTTGGAGCTTGGAACGCTTGAGGAAGCGTGGGATTTTTTTACGAACAGGCGACAAGTACCTTCCAATGGAGTCGGAGTACTTTAGAGTCATTAGACTTGCTCGCACCTAATGACCTAGTGGTTGAAGTTGGCGGAGCGTATGTTTATTACTGTTACGTTCTTGCCGACTTTAATCCATTGCGAGCTAAGGAACTTGAAGCCGAGTGTTCCATAGAAGACATAACCAAGGCTATGATGGCTCGTGAAGCGTACCATAAGCCTAAAAACGAGTAAACAACCATGCCCGATTTAATATATAACGTCAAGTTTGAGATTGACCAAGCATCCGCAGAAAAAGTAGGGCAAATCGTTGATACTTCTAACGCTCAAGACATTAAAGTTCTTCAGTCAGAGCTGAATAGACTAAAGGCTACTATAGAAAGCCTTTCTAGCGCACAAGACCAAAATACCAATTCTAAAAACAGGTCTAACAACGCTACAAAGAACGAAGCTAAGTTTATAAATGAGTCTATAACAAGATATAAGCAATTAGCGCTAGAAAATACATCGGTAAAAAGAAGCATCGACCTTAAAAGAGAGGCGGCTAAAGGCGATTTACAGGTAGTGCAGGAAACCAATGTTCTTGCTGAGCAAGCGATACAATCTTTAAAAGAACAGAGAGCGAATGTAGATTCTTTACTACAATCAGAAAAGTTATCTGCATCTCAAAAGAAAGAATTAACCTCTTTAAATAATACTCTTTTAAGTCAAGAAAAACAGTTAGAGGCTGCTATAAACTCAGGGACTACAGCGATACAAAAAAGCGCTAAAGAAGCTGAGAGATTAGTAAAAGAAAAAGAAGACATTGCAAGAGCAACAGCTAAAGAAGATAAAGCAGTTGAAAATGTAGATGACACGCTAGGACAAGCTATTGTCTCTTACAAGAGAACGGTTAGTGAGCTTAAACTACTTGAGACTGAGCTTAACAAGTCTTTGCAAGTTAATGGCAGGTTTGGGGATGAAACGCTAAAGGTAGCCCAAAAACTAGAAACTAAATCTGAAAAGGTTCAAGAAGCAGGGATAGAGCTTTTACGATTAGGAACTACTTCCGACAGAACAGAAGAAGAGCTTACCGCATTATACAACACTGTTTCTTTCGGTAATAGAGCTATGGTGACTGGCGCTAAACGTGCTAGAGAATTTACTTCTGCTCAGTCTATTATGGAAGGACAGATGGGAGATGGCATTAAAACGTTTTCCGCTGGTAATCAAGCTATATTTTCGTTCAGTGATTTGATTCAGGATTCTACGCAGTTTAGTTATGGTTTTGCTACGGGTATGCGAGCTATTGGTAACAACATTTCTTTTACTGCTGAGTTGTTAGCCTACATGAGTAAAGAGGCTAAAGCAGCTGGGCAAACGATGAGGCAGTCTTTGATGGCTTCTTTAAAAGGTGTTAATGGTGTTGTTTTAGGATTAAACTTTGCTGTTACGGTTGGAACCATATTATTAGAAAAATTTGGTAAGAAAGCCAAAGATGCTTCTAAAGATACGGATGAATTAAAAACTAAAGCAGAATTAATAGCTAAAGCATTTAGTGGATTTTCTAATGTTTTAGGAAAGTCAACAGAACAGTTACTTCCTATGTATTCAAGTAGAATACAACAAAATATAGAAGATTTAAAAATAGAAGAGATGCTTCTTAAATCTCAAAATACTGCTAGATTAGAATTAAACCTAAGTATATTTGATACTATTAAATCTCAAGAAAAAGCTGCTAAAGAAGGTGAGATTTTAGATAAAAATATACAGTCTTTAACAGAGTCTATAAATAAAAGAAAGGAATCTTCTGAGGTATTAAATAGCGTTGATGAAAAAACACTAGAGGAAATAAACAAAAGAATATCAGCTTTTGAGGAAGAAAGGAAAGTACGAGAAGCTATACGTGACCTTATAGCAGAAAACATAACTGAGTCAGAAAAAGAAGCCATGGTCGCTGCTGCTAGAGCTAGTGTGCCCATAGATGTACCTGTAGATATTTTAATAGACGATGAAATAGACCCATCATTTCTTGATATGGATTTAGATATCGGAGCACCAGCAGGTTCGTTAGCATTTGATTTATCTGTGTTAAGTGAGCTTCAGTCTGATTTTCAAAGAGCTACAACAGAAGAAGAAAGAAAAGCTATTGCTGAGAGAATAAAGTTAAAACAGGCTGAAGTAAATAAAAAGCAAGAGCTTACAAAGATGAGTAAGGATTCTGAAGAGAAATTAGCAGAAGACAGTAATGCCATAACAAAAAATCAATTAAAAGCCGTAGCTCAAACAGCAGCAAGTATATTACCGTCATTATTTGAAGACCAAAAAGCGTCAGCTATTGCTAGTGCCTTAGTCAATGCAGGTTCTGCCATTGTTCGTCAGTATTCTGATTTACCATTAGCAGCTGCTATCCCAGCTTCTATAGCTACCGCAGTTGCAACTCAAAAACAAATACAGCAAATAAAAAATACTAAGTTTGGCGATAAAGGAGGCAGTGTTTCTGGCGGAGGCGGAGGCGGAGCAGCAGGAAGTGGGGGTATATCGCCCATCTCTTCATCTGAAGTTTCTCAACCAACACAAAACATTACATTTCTACCAAATGCAGCAACATCAGGACAAGCACCTCCAGCTATTGATGTAAAGATAGATAGAGCTGGTTTAGCTGTAGCTGTTGGTAGAGGAGGAAGAGAGATAGGTAACAAACAGGTTAGAGTATAATGCCAACGCTAACGGTAAATACAGGAAGCGTAACTAGACAGTTTGGTACGTTCTCTGCTCAAATGAGCATGAGCGCCTCTAGTAACGTAACCACTACGATGAAGTTGGCTAATATGCCTAAAATATCTCAAGACTTTGACGTACAAGACGAAGTTAATGACCTATCTGAACTTAGAGTAAATATATCTGAGGTATCTATCACAATATTTGATGAGTTAGGGAACGGCAATAGTCTATTTACGTATATAGACGCA